TAAAAATAAGTGGTCTAAATTATTTTAGTAAATCAGAAGAAAACACTTCCAAAACTGATGAAAATGTAGTACAAAAAAACAATAGAGTGCAATCTCCTGTTGCTGGAGTTTCTCGTAAAAAAGGAACAACTGGTAATAGAGTTAAACTCACCTCTGACGATTTATCAACTGCTAAAACTTTTGGTATAGACATCAGCGATGAAGTGGCACTAAAACGATTTGCTAAAGAAGTAAAAAGCTTTAGCGACACAGGACAATAGAAAGGAGCCTGACATTATGAACAAAGATAATAAAATAAACAATGAAACTAGAGTAGAAAAATCTACAATGGTTTCAAAATGGCGACCGAGTAACTTATTAGAAGCGCCTGAACCAAGACCTGGTTTCGCTCAGAGATGGGTAGCAACTATGGTGTTAGGACAGGAAACGCCTACGAATGTAGCTAAACGGTTGAGAGAAGGTTGGCAGCCTCGAGACATTAAAAGTGTCAAAGATGGTCAACATTTTCCAACGATAGAACATGGCAAATTCGCTGGGCATATTGGAATAGAAGGAATGGTACTTTGTGAAATGCCTGAAGAAATGGTTAATCAAAGAAATGATTACTATGCTCAAATGACTAACAATTTAATGCAGTCAGTTGAACAGGACATGAACAGAGCTGAAACACCAGGCCAACCTATCCAAAGGTCTTTTAAATCTAGAGTTAGTTCGGACGGCAATTAACAACTAACAAAGGTAAATAAAAATGGCGAATGTAGATGCACCAAATGGTTTCGTACCATTGAGACATTTAACAGGCGGTGTTATTAGAGCTAATGAATATGCAATTGCAAATGGCTATGCAGCCAATCTTGCAAGTGGAGACCTCGTTACTTTAACTACCGATGGAACAATTATAAGAGGCACAGCGGGCGGTACAGCTCTCGGTGTTTTTTATGGTGTTGAGTACATCGATAATGACACCGGTGATGTTAAATTCAAAAAAGTTTGGAACAATGCACAAACAGCAAAATCGGGTGAACCGATTAAAGCTTATGTGTATGATGATCCAAATATCACTTACGCAGTCCAAACTAACGGCGTATTCGCAACAGCAAATGTTGGTGAATTAGCTAATGTTACAATTGGAACGTACAACTCAACATATGGACATTCAACTGATGAATTAGATATCGCAACTCTTGCAACGACTGCAAAAGTTTTGAGAATACTAAGATTAATTGATTATCCAGATAACGCAGCAGGCGCTGACGCATCAGTAGAAGTAGTAATAAATCTATCTCTATATGGTACTCGTCAGGCTGGTGTTTAACCTTAACAATAGGAGTTAAAAAATGGCTTTAAACAGAGCACTTTTTACCAAACAGCTCAATCTAGGTTTAAACACCGTGTTTGGTATGGAATATGATAGATATCCTGAGCAATGGAGATCATTATATTCTACAGAGCAATCAATGAAAGCATTCGAAGAAGATGTACAAATGATCGGATTCGGTGCTGCACCAACTAAAGCAGAAGGTGCCATGATCAATTATGATTCTGGCAGAGAAGGCTTTGTCTCAAGATATGTGCATGAAACTGTCGCTTTAGCTTTTGCGATTACAGAAGAAGCTGAAGAAGATGGCTTGTACGGTTCTCTAGGCGCTAAATACGCAAGAGCACTAGCAAGATCAATGCAACAAACTAAAGAGATCAAAGGTGCAAATATCTTTAATAATGCAACTACTACTTCAACTGGAGGAGACGGCGTAGCTTTAATGAACGGCTCTCACCCACTTGGTGGCGGTGGTACTGCATCTAACATCCTAGGCACACCTGCGGATTTATCTGAAACGTCTTTAGAGACACTTTTAGTTCAAATCTCAACTGCTGTAGATGATAGAAGCATACCTGTTGCGTTATCAGGAAGAAAACTTGCAGTTCCACCTCAATTGGTGTTCGTTGCAGAAAGAATTATCAAGTCTAATTTAAGACCTGGTACTGCTGACAATGATATCAATGCAATGAGAAACATGGGTATGATACCTGAAGGTGTAGTAGTAAATCAAAGATTTACTAACCCTGATCAGTATTTTATCCTAACTGATTGCCCAGATGGAATGAAACACTTCGTTAGATCACCAATCAAAAAAGCTGTTGAAGGCGATTTTGAAACTGGTAATTTAAGATACAAGTGCAGAGAAAGATACAGCTTCGGTTTTACAGACTGGAGAGGTGTATACGGATCTGAAGGCGTAGCATAATAATAAACAATTACTAGGCGTAGCAATACGCCTAGTAGTTTTAAACTAACCCAAACGACTGCGAAAGCAGACTATTATAAGGAGATAGACTATGGGAACAACTACATTTTCTGGCCCAATTAAGGCTGGAGCAATTAAAGAAACAACTGGAACTACTTTAGGTTCAGATGTAAAAAACACAGGTCAAGTTGTGATGTCACAATCACAAGCTATAACTCAAGCAGATGGAACAACTAATATTGTTATTCCTGCAAACTCACAAATCGTAGCAATTGAATTATCGGTAACTGCAATTTGGGATGGAGCAGCAAGTACAGCTGGTTTAGGTTGGACTGGTGATGCAACTGCATTAACAGCAACTACAGCAGTAGCTGGTGGAACACTTGGTATTATTTCTGCAACAGCAGGAGCTGATGCAACAAGAGTTGGAAACTGGGCTGACGTTGGAACAACTGATAGAAGAATCCTTGTAACTAACGTTAACACAGGTGATGGTACTGGTTTTATAACTGTTAGATACGTTCAAAATAATAATTTAAGTTAATAATTAATTCGAGGGCCTTCGGGCCCTCATTTAAAATATGGAATTTGATTTAGATTTTATAAAAGAAAAATTTGATGGAGCTTTAGCTTCTTTTGGTAAAAAAGAAGAAGTAGATACTGATGAAAGAACATCTGTAGAAAAGTATGATGAATTTTTAAAAACATCTAAAGTAATGGATGCAGCAAAAACAAAAGATCAGGAAGCTGTAGAATCAATTGATGACACATCAACTACAGAAACAGTTAAAGAAGTTTTAGGTAAAGAAGAAGTAGAAGATAAAAAAAATAAAGAACAGAGTTTAGAAAAAAAATTAGCTAATATAGAAAAAGTTATAGATAAATTTAGTGGAGGAACTACTACACTTCCTTCAAGTAAAGACTTAGTTAATAGTTCTAATTTTGCTTCTAGTGGTAATATTAATATAAAGCCTTTAGATATGGGTCAAGTTCAAGCTAAAGCAGCACAAGCTGACTATTTAAAACCTTCTACTGTACCAAATGACAGAATTGCTTTACTATATAAAGACTTAGAAAAATATAATTTAATTTAGGAGAAAAAAAATGGCAGGATCGGATCTAAATGTAGCTTTTACTTCTACTACTGGAGGTACACAAACATTATTTGCTGGACCAATGAGATTAAAAGCTTTTATAATTACACCAACGGCTAGTGCCGGAACGGTAGTTTTTAAAGATGGTGGTGTAAGTAAATTTACAGTATCTACAGCTGCAAGTGCAGCATCAGGACCAGTAAATATTAATTTACCAAGTGAAGGTGTAAAATTTAGTACATCTTTACAAGCAACTTTAACTGACGTTGCTGGATTAACAACATTTTTTGCATAATGGAGAAATATGGCTTTATCAGGAACTTCAACTTTTACTTTAACAGTAAATGATGTAATACAAGAAGCTTATGATAGAATAGGTGGTGATCCTATTTTAGGTTATGATGTAAGGTCCGCTAGACGTAGTATGAATATTATGTTTAGTGATTGGGCTAACAGAGGTTATAACCAATGGACTGTAGAATATAAAACTTTAGCTATTACTACAGGAACTATTCAATATACTTTAGATTATGATACTGTAGATATCATTAATGCAAATATTCAAACAAGTAATGGAAATGAATATGCAATGACAGCACTAGGTCTTAATGACTATGCAGTTATTTCAAATAAAACTACTCAAGCTAGACCTACACAATATTATTTACAAAGATTAAATACTCCCGTACTTAAAATTTATCCAGCTCCAGATACTAATTATACTCTTACTTATTATCGTATGAGAAAAATTGAAGACATTACAGCTTCTACTGTAAGTGGTGTAGAACAAAATATAGATGTACCTTTTAGAGCTTTCGAGTGTATGTGCGCAGGACTTGCCTATTATCTTTCTAAAAAAAGAGTAGGGATTGCTCCTCAAACTCAACAAATATTAAAAGTAGATTATGAAGAAGCTTATCAGAGATTAATTGCAGGTGATGATACTCCTTCAACTAGAATTATACCAGCAACAGGCAACAGCTTTTATTCATAATGGCTAGGGTTCCAGCAAGTACTAGACCTCATAGAGCACCTTCAGCAAAATTTGCAGGTGGTAGACACGCTTTAGCAATTTCTGATAGATCAGGTATGTCTTTTCCTTATCAAGAAATGGTATTTGAATGGACTGGTATGTTTGTTCATACTTCAGAGTGGGAACCTAAACAACCTCAATTAGATTTAACTTATTTTACCGATGCACAAACTTTACAAAATGCTAGACCTCAAGCGAGTATAAGTGCAACAGAGGCTGCAAGAACTGGTGGAGGATTACCAGGATCTCAAACAGGTGGTGTTCCTAATCAAGTAACTGTTTTACCCGGATTTGAAAATACATCAGGTCAATCTGTTTATGTTGGAGTTGCAACTATTCCAACTTCTTGGTATACTAACAACACAAATTTGTTACAGATAGGATTAGGAAGTGTTACTGTTGTAACATGATAAAAAATAAAAAATTGAAAGTAATGATTGGAACACCTTGTTATGGTGGTCAATTAACAGAAGCTTATCTACATGGAATAATGGATTTAACGAGAGTAGCTGCTCAAAATAATTTTCAAGTTCAATTAAATACTATAGGTAATGAAAGTTTAATTACAAGAGCTAGAAATACTTTGGTCAGTCAGTTTTTAGATATGGATAAAGAAGATGATAGTCTTACTCATTTAATGTTTATTGATGCAGATATAGGATTTAGAGGAGAAGCTGTAAGACGTGTTTTAGAATCAGGTTATGATATAGCTTGTGGAATATATCCTAGAAAAGCTATTGAATGGGATAAAGTTCCTGAATTAATTAAAACAAGTGATAAAAATTTAGAACAAAGAGCTTTAGGTTATAATTTAAATTTTGCAGATCCTAATAAAATTGAATTAACTGGTGGTTTTACTGAAGTAATGGATGCTGCAACTGGCTTTATGTGTATTAAAAAAGAAGTTTTTTATCAGATGAAAGAAGCTTATTCTAATCTTAAATATACTAGCGATCAAATAGTTAATGGAAAAAGATATGGTAGTGACAATTGTTATGCATTTTTTGACTGTATTATTGATGAAAAAAGTAATAGATATCTATCAGAGGATTATGCTTTTTGTAGATTATGGCAAAAAATAGGTGGTAAGATACATGCTGATCTTCAAAGTCCTTTAACGCACTATGGAACTTATCCATTTGCAGGACACGTTTGGACTAAATTTAAAGTTGATGAGGTAATTAAAGATGGCAATGACATACAGCAGTCTAAAGACTGATATACAAACATGGGCTGAAAATACAGGTACAGATTTTACTAGTCAATTAGATACCTTTATAGATAATACTTTTGATTCTTTATCAAGAGATATAGACCCTATTGGATTTAATGAAAATGTAACTACAACATCAATAACAGGAGATAGATTTGTAAATCTTCCTACTTCTATTGAGCCTATGTTATTTAATTATTTAACCCTTACTGTAGGCTCTAATGTAAGTTATTTAGAATTAAAAACTTTAGCTTTTTGTCAAGAATATTGGCCTGATTCTTCTCTTCAAGGTCAACCTAAATATTTTTCTAATTTTGATGATGATCGAGTATATTTAGCTCCTACTCCAGATCAAGCTTATACTTTAAAACTAGGATATCAAGGAAAAATTAATCCTTTATCTAATACTAATACTACCAACTGGTACACTGAAAATATTTCAGATGTTTTATTATTTGGCTGTTTAGCTCAAGCAAATCTCTTTACAAAGAACATAGAAGATTATACTATATACACAAATTTGTATAATACAAGAGTTGCTACTGTTAACAATGAAGCCCGTAGAAGAAGAAGAACGGACTATAAGTTTCCAGGTA